GTCAGGGCCCTACGCAGGGTACTTCCCAGATTGGTGCGGATACATTAGATGTAACTGGCTCGGGCGAGTTCGAGTCTGGTGTGAACTACCTGCTCGCGAAGGTCATTCTGGATTCCGGTATTCGTTGCGAGGGCAAGAACCCGGTGGAGGTTGCCAAGCTCCAGCTCAACGGCCAGGACCGGTTCACTGAGCGGGAGGGCTCTTACTTCGACAAGGTACAGCCTTTCCAGCACCACTCTCGCACGCCGTCGACGGGTATCAACGTATACTCGTTTGCGCTGCGGCCTGAGGAGCACCAGCCGTCTGGCACGTGCAACTTCTCGCGTATCGACAAGGCGACGCTCCAGCTGACGGTGTCCATCAACACCGTAACTGGCTCTCGTACGGCCCAGGTGCGCGTGTATGCGCTGAACTACAACGTACTGCGAGTAATGTCTGGTATGGGCGGACTTGCGTATTCCAACTAATCGTTTGGGTAGTCGATCTACTCAAAAACGAAAAGGTATTTACATAATAATAATATGTATAAAATAAATGTGTAAAGCAATACTTGAACAAGGTATTAATTCGGGAAAACAGTGTGATCGTCCCAATTTAGATAATGAGTATTGTGGAAAACATCAAAAACAATTTCTTCTTGAAACTGGTCTGAAAGCTGGCAAGAAGAAATGTTCAACTCATAGATGTATTGAACTTATCAATACTGAAAAATATTGTGAGAAATGCGAATTGAAGCGAAAAGACCGAAAGTTGTGTATAGCAATCTTAGAACAGCAGGAACATAAGGGAACACAATGTAAAAATAAGGCATCTGACAGAGACTTTTGCGGAATTCATATTGAAAGAGCTAAAATACTGACTCGAGCAAAAGAACTAGGAGTACGGATTTGCGATGATGGAAGACGTGCTTGTAAAAATGAAACGATTGGAGAAAGATTACACTGTGAAGTATGTTTAAAAAGGGAACGCGTTCGTGAGAAAACAGAATATGATTTGCGAAAGGGTCAGTTAGTATGTTTAACATGTAGAGTTGATATCGATGAAAATGTTGTGGGGTTTCGTAAAGATATTCAAAAATGTAAGGAATGTTATGAGAAATCAAAAAAAATTGAGCGTGAAAGACATCCTAGATCTGATCGTAATTATTTACAAGAAAGGTTTGCGAATTTACAAAGACATTACAATGAATATGTTCGTGGATCAAATAAACGACATATCGAGTTTGAACTTACTATTGAAGAATTTGATATAATTGTGAATTCACCATGTAGATATTGTAAGCATTATGTTGAATATGAATCGGGTGGAATAGATCGTATTAATAGCGATATTGGATATATAAATGGTAATATAGTTCCTTGTTGTGAATCGTGTAATATGATGAAGGGTTCAAAAACGCAGAAGGAATTCCTGGATTGTATTCATAGAATTAACGAACATTTTATAGAATGTGATGATACGGTTATAGACACTAAAAGAAGTTTTATACGTAAAAATGAGATAATTTATATGTATAACAATGGACTATTTCCTCAATATATCGAATGGTGTAAATCTGATAAACGAACAACTGCTTTTATTGAAAAATTAGAAGCGATTGGCGTTGGTAAAACAGAAATTGAGTTGCGGAATTTACTAAGAAATGCCATTCGATGCGATGTAAATTTTAAATCATTAAATACACGTCAACGTATATCCAGGAAAGAGTTATTTGGATTAATTGAACGTAAACATTATGATACTTGTGTCAGCTTATACGAAAGTGTATTTGGCAAAACAAACGGATTTCGAGAAGATATTCAGAATGTAAAAACTATGGAAGAATTGAATACTACGTTGACTAAACACCAAAATAAACGCAATAGATAAGTATGGAAAACAACTTCTTCAAAATCAGTATCAATTCAAGAAAAATTTGATTCAGCCTTAAAGAAACTTAATCAACTTTATGAAATACATTCACATTTAAAAGTGTAATGCCATCGTTTCATGTATTGATTGCTAAAATTGGGCGAGCTCGTTGCAGACTTTATTAGATTCATTGCTTCCACAATTAAATCCTATAGATCATGTAACCATTGTTTTTGATGATACAATATAAGTTATACTGTTTGAAAGAAGAATCTTTTTTGATGCAGTTCTTATTTTATTTAACAAATTAAAATCCTCATACATATGTGGTTCAAACTGAAATCCTTCATGAAACAAACTTGTTTTCATGGAGAATGAAATACCTACTTTTCCAAGTATGAAATTCTTAGAATCTTTTGGGGGAAGTGTTGCAGTTTCTTCTAACTTTTGTGTTCTTATGTTAATTTTTTTTGAAGAATAACCTTCATACATCATTCGAAAAATAATCACATCATTTCCATTCTTTTCAGATAAAAAACATTCAACATAATTAGGAGTTATAACATCATCGTCGTCTACAAACCCAATCCATTCAGTTGTGACATGTGTCATACCGGCATTTCTTACATATCCTGCACAATTACTATACCCTATTTTTTCTATTTTCATACATTCAATTCTCGAATCATCTGAAATAATTGGATCTACACCATCAAATATAACTATAGCTTTCCAATTTGGATTTGTTTGATTTTTTAATGATTCTATTGTTCTTTGCAATGTTGGCCGTCGTATAGAAGGAATTATAAAAGTAATTTGTGCCATTTTATTAATGCAGTATTTTCTAATTCATGGAATTGATCCTTCAAGAAATTCATTTATGGAAAATCAGTTTTCAAAATATGGAGTTTCGAATGTTATATGGATAACGTATCCAAACAAAAATGATCCTCTGCCAAATGTATGTACAAATCCAACTCTTCCAAAAGGAATGATAGCATGTACATATAAACATTATTTAGCATTGAAAGATATTGTTGAAAAAGGTCACGAACATGCAGTGATAATGGAAGATAATATTGAATTTCGTGGAAATGTTCCTGAAGCTCTTTCAAGATATTTAAAAGATTTACCAGAAGATTGGGATTGTGTATTTGATAGTGATTTTTTAGGATTAAAAACACTTGATGATATTGTTCCGAATATATCTGTTTATAAACAACCATATGGTACGTATCAAAATGTAGTATATTATACTGCTAAATATAGTAGACTTCAAAAGGAAAAGAGGGGTGTTGCAAAAGGTGCACATTTTCTATTTTTAAATCAGAAAGCGGCGAAGAAACTTTATGAAAACTTCTTACCTTTTCACGAATGTTCAGATCATCATTATAATATATTATTTGAAAAATTGAATATGAATGTTTATTGGGCTGAACCACCAAATGTTCATAAAATTGATAGACCTTCTACTTGGAAAGACAATGTAAAGTCCTGAAGAAAATTGCATCGTTGAAATGTAATGGATGAAACCCACTGTAAATATGTTGGTTCATTTGCTCTTTTAAAATCAGCAACACATCATTCTCCAATTCCTATTTCAGATTTTAATGGATTTAATCCTGCTTGGTATTCGAATCTTACCTCTGGTTCTATTCTCCATGTATGCTCGCAGGCTTTACCAGATTTCGTAAAGTTTATGCCTGAAATAAATGTTCCATTCAAATTGCTAACAAATAATTCGGATATGACAATTCCTGATGATTTTAATGAATCGGATAAAATTTTGAATAATCCTCTTTTGATAAAATGGTATGCACAGAATTGTATTGGAACGCATGAAAAACTGGTAAAGATTCCGATTGGATTAGATTACCATTCCATGCGTCCTTCTGGTAAGAAGCGAGTATGGGAACAACCTGAAAAGCATCTTTGGGGTATTAAGAAATATGCAACCGAACAAGAATTAGAACTTATGTCTTTTAATAAAACACCTTTTTGGAATAGACAAGTAAATGCTTATGCAAATTTTCGCTTAGCTATGAACACTCGGTGGGGTGAAAAGAGATACGTTCAAGACAGAAAAGATGCATTAAATGTTCCAAATGTTTACCACGAACCAACATGGGTTTATCGCAATGTATGTTGGGAACATATGAGTCAATACGCGTTTGTTATTTCTCCTCAAGGGAATGGGTTGGATTGTCACCGAACATGGGAAGCACTTTGTCTTGGTTGTATTCCTATAGTCAAAACTTCAGGATTAAATTCATTGTTTGATGATTTACCGGTATGGATTGTGAATGAATGGTCAGAAGTCACACAAGAGAATATGGTGAAAAAGATAGAAGAGTTTAAAAAGCCGTTTAATTATGAAAAATTAACACTGGCATACTGGCGAAATATTCTAGCTCAATGATAATGGAGATTAAGTTTGGAGAACTTCTTGAAGAAGTAGCTGAAAAACATCTAAGCCGAAATGCTATTGAGAAAGAGTTGAAATCTAGTGTTGGTGGTGCAAAGCATCTGAAGGTGTCTGCGGTAGCGCCCGATTCTCTAGCAAAGGCTGCCGTAGTGAAGGTATCTGCGGATGAATTGAAGAAGAAAGCCGACGCGGATGCGAAAAAGTGGAAAGATATGAAAGATGTGGCGGGAGATGTGGCAGTAAAGGCAGCAAAAGCAGTTGCTTATGCCGGGGCTGCTGCAGGAATTGTAGCTGCTGCAGATCATATGTTTGGACAGGAACTATGTAGCCATTTCAAGTTGGCAGTCGTATCTGCTACACCCCTTCTAGCATCCATGCAAGCCCAATGTTCTGCAAATAGTCAAATATATCAGAATGTAATGAAACTTGCAGTAACTATAGCTGCTGCTCCTGCTGCAAAGGCGGGGTTAGAAACTGCACGTATTTTTGTGTCCGATGCAACTTTAAATAAAGTGAAGAATGGAATTAGTGATTTATTTGCTGATGTAAAACTTCCGAAAGCTGAAGCTGTAAAGGTTGAAGAAACCAAAGTTGAAACCAAGCCTGTTGTCAAAGAAAAAACAAAGGAAGAAGATGCAGAATATGAGCGGGAGATGGCAAAATATGATCCTGAATCTGAGTATTATGAGGGTGGTAAAAAACGGACTTTGAAACGAAAGTCCAAAAAGAGTAAGAAGATTCGGAAATCCAAAAAGACTTTACGGAAATGATTTGTCAATGTTATCCTGAATGGATGTTTTATGCTGTATGTATTTATCCTGTAATTGTTAGTTTTGCGTTGTACTATGAAGAGCGAAAGAATCAGGAATTACACCTTGAGATTAAAAACTTACAAAAGAAGTAAATGAAGACTCGTAAGGTTGGTACTCGCGCACAAGTCATGCATGGAAGTGCTGAAAAGACGAAGGGTGGTCTTACCAAAGCTGGTTTGAAATATAACAAGTATGGACGTATTGTTTCTCGTAAAAAGAGTGTACGAGGAGTAAAGGGATTTTAAACGAATAAATGAATGAAGGAAAATGCCGGAGTTCATTGTAGAAGCTAAGACGGTACAGACTAGTGCTATACGCACCCTAACTGAGGCACTAAAGTGTATCTTAGTTGAGATGAGCCTGATTTTTGATAAGGAAGGTATTCGTATGGTTGCTATGGATCAGACACGTACTGTTCTAGTCCATTTGCGTCTATATGCTGACAAGTTTGAGAAATACTATAATGCTGGACCCAAACTTGTAATTGGAATCAATACTGACCATTTGTACCGTATTATCAAGACTGCGAGTAATGATGATACTATTACTTTTTATATTGAGAAAGATGATCCTAATACGTTTGGTATTTTGCTAGAGGATGGAGAGAAGAAGCAGGTAACTCGTTATAAGCTCAATTTGCTTGATCGTGATGAGCCAGATATTAGTTTGCCGGATACTGAGTTCTCTACGCATATTACGATGCCTTCTCTAGATTTCCAGAAGATTTGTCGTGATATGACTTTGCTTGGTGCAAAGACGGCTGAAATTCAGAATGTATCATCTTCTTTAACGTTTAGCTGCAAGGGACATTTCGCATCGCGTACAACGGTGATGGGAGATTCCGCAAATGAGTTTAGTATTCAAAAGAAGGAGAACGATATTGTTACAGGTACGTTCTCATTGCCTCATTTGGTTCTATTTACGAAGTGTACCAATTTGTGTAATAATTTGGAAATTCATATGAAGAATGGATGGTTTATGATGATTCGGTATGTAGTTGCCAACCTCGGCGATATTAAACTTTGTTTGATGCCTGTATCTGTTTAATTTCAAAGTTCATTATAATGTCGCTGAAAGATACTACTTTGCGGTCAGTCGTTTTCGGAGCAAAAGATGTATCGGTTCTACCCAGTCCAGATGGACAGATGATATCGGCAAAACAAGTTGATAAAACTCTTTTTGATAGTTATGAACATGTTTTGAAAGTTATGGCTCAATGTTCTCGTGCAGTATATTGCGATACAGGTATACTTCGCGAAGTTGTTTTGGATCCTATTTTTGGAAGTGCTGATAATACATTAGTAAATCAGAAAATAACTGAAATTGATACCAAATATAGTTCATTACGCCGAACTCCTTGTGCTAGCCCTCCTGGAAAAGAAGGACGTCCTATGCAATCCTATTTGATAAATCAATCTCTTGCAAATACCCCTCGGTTTGGACGTTATGTTTCTAGTCCTAGTGATTTTACATTTATGTTTCTTTCAGGATCTGTATTGTCTGCAAAAATACCTTTTATTCAATCAACTGACTTAGTGTTGTCATTCAAAGGTTCTAGTACAATGAAAAATTTCAAACACGATTTATATTCTCAATTCACACCTGCAGATTTAAGTACGGTTATGCCACCTGGAACTCAAATGTCTACACCTATTGCAGGAAAAAATATAGTTCCTGCATCTTTTGTAAAACAAATAGTAAAAAACTGGCCATTTTTAAAGCAAGGGTTGGATGAATTTAAGCCTAAAAGGTTATTTGTCACAGGACATTCACTCGGAGGAGCATTTGCTACTTTATTTGCGTTTATACTTGCTGAAACACGATCAAGTTTTCCTACAGTTCAATCTATACACTTAGTTTCATTTGGAGCTCCTACAACTTTAGGAGATGGTGCGCGCAATACATTTAATGCTCATTTGGATAGTGGATTTATAACATTAGATCGTTTGACTTCGGTTGGTGCACTCTCAAAAATACCAGATATTATTCCATCAGTTCCTGTTGGATTTACCCATCCAGGATTCCAACCTTTGCGTACTGAACTTTTCCCTGAAAAGAAGACTGGTAGGGCATACCATCTTGAATCAATTCGTAAAGTATTTCAAGTAGGTGGAGTATTTGGTATCGGACCTGAGAAAGCTAAATACGAACAGAGTACGAAAATGCATATGCCAAATAAGATAGTTGTATCTGCATACAATAAATTAGTACAGGCATTTGCTCATGCAGAATATCTTGGTATGACATTTTTAGGAGGATTTCGTTTAGCAGGTATGAAAAATCCTGGATTCAAATCTTCTGATGGAACAGCAAATACATTTTTAGCTGATTTGTTTAATGATGGTATCAATTTCACCTATGTTTCGGGTGTAATTGAACCTCAGGATGTTGCTCCTGAACCAGATGAAGCAAATGTTATTGTTCCAAATGGTACTCCTACTGTTGGAGCACGAAGGACATATCGTTCAAATCCACACAGACGCACCAATACTCGTTCGAAGAAACATAGAACTTCTCGCAATAAGCTCAAGTCCAAGTAAACTAACAATAATTGTACCAGTTATTAAAGTGAAACCCATACGGGTCTCTTTCATAAGTGGGATTCCAAATAATTTCAATAGAATATCAATACCTTCATCAGATGTCTGTAAAAGTTTATTTTCAATCATTGTTGCAAAACAATTTTGAAGAAATATATGTTGAAGCCAAACTACTAAAACAATACAAAACATCATAAACTGAAACCAAAATACAGGATAAATTGTATGAGATACAACTACCAAAACTACAATTGTAGTAGCAACAAGAATATGAACTACGTAGATTATACGTCCAAGAACTTCATCTGTACTAGCAATCCAGCTATAAATAAATCGAAAAAATGATTCTATATTACCAATAATTTCCATTGATCTTACTTACGACGAGATTTATGGGCTGTATACGTAACATCATCTCCTACAGAAAATGTAGGCATCTTATTATTTAAACATGTGCGATCATGTATAGAAGTTGTATTATTCCAAATTTTTACGATAGAGAATTGACCCTTTGGAGATACAGTAATTCCAGTTAATACATCTTTCTGTTTTACAAGCAGTTCATTCAAAACACAATGAACCATAAGATCAACAAATACTTGCTGAATATGAAGAATATCTACCTTTTTTGACCACGAACCACCATTCTCATTTTCAGGACATTCCCAAAGTGGTTTATATCCTGCTTTCATAAAGAAGAACATTCCACATTCCCAAGCATCTTTTGGTATAGAATTCACTACAGACCAGAATTGTTGAGGTGTAGTTAGATCAGCAATCCGAACATAACCATTCATAGAATAATCATGGTTTTCGGGGTCGTGGTACCACAAAATCCAGGATGTCTGGAATTTTGTAGTCTCGGTCCCCATTATATATAATCACAATCACAGTTTGTCTAAAACGGAATTCGTTTTTCAAGCATTAGTATAGTATGGCGACTCTTCTGGAAATGTACGCTCTTCGCTCTTGCGTAATCGCACTTCCATCCTCTGTACTAGATGCTATTGCGAAACTTCGTCGCAGTCCAATGGCATTCAAACCTTTTCACAAACCTTCTCGTCGCCCTAAAAATGATAATTGGCGTGAGAAGTTGTTGGTAGATATGGTACGCAAGGTTCGTGAACGTGAAGATCCTGAATACTCTGAAATCTTTGCTATTTTCAACAAAATCACAAAATCATCAATGGAAAAACTATCCGCACAAACGGTAGAATTTATGAAAAAACGTGATGAGATCTTTCGTATGCGTGTATGTACTCTATTGTTTGACAAGGCAATTACAAATCATTCATTCGCAAGTGTTATGGCAGATTGTTGTTTGATTATCTCAAAGTCGTTTCCTGAACTGATTGATGATTTGGAAACACAGATTGCGATGTTTGATACACTTTATGATATGACTGAAACCCTAACTTGTACGAATGAGAATCTAATTGAATGGACGAAGCAAAAGGAACGTCGTCGTGGATATGCAAAGTTTGTAATGGAATTGAATATTCGTGGTCTTGTTCTTGAAGAGTTGGTACAGAATGGTGTAGCAGATATGTTAGTAGAACTTACAACCTTACTAACTCAAGACAAGTCCGAACAGACTGATGAAAATATTCATCAATGTGCCGTATTTCTTTATGAAACTGGAAAACTTCTGAACTCAGTAAATTCACGTACTCTGCTGAAGGGAGGAATTGAGAAAGTTCTTGTAATGCGAATGCCAATGAAAAGCAAGTTCAAGCTCGAAGATGCGTTGAAACTAGTATCCTAAAAAACCCAGAAAGAACAAATGTCCACCCCTAGCACTCTCCCTTCAGCGAGTGTTCTACTACGGGCTGCTCAGGTTGCTATGGAACAGGACAAGCCTATTTACCTAGATTATTATGCCGATAGTGTTGCGAAGACTTGTTGTATTGGTGTAAATGATGCTGAGAAGTATCTCGTAAAGAACGAGAGTGAGTATACGTCCACTATTCAAAGCGTTTTTAAATGTGAGACTTGTTACATTGTTATGACTGAGAATTCTTTGTATATTGTATCTGCGGAAGTCCCGATTAAGAAGATTGTTGCTCCTCCTACTGAGTGAATTAGAGACAAGTAAATCAAATATGTAATGGAAAAAGATTTTCTTGTAGACCTAAGTTTTCCTCCACCTCATTATATTCTTTTTGAACCGTTGAACGATAAGAATATGTTGAAAATATGGAAAGAATATAAAGAAAAACATCCTTGTGAATATGAAGTTCTTGATGCTTCAATCAATCATTCTGTTGAAACATTTGCGCCTTGGATTGAAAATTGGATGAGTAGGTTTTCGAAATCCCGTTTTCGTGTCCTTTTAATTTTACATTCTGAATTTTTGACTTTTTCTTGTCAGCAAATACTACGCAGATTACTTGAACAAAGATCTTTTAAGTGCCGTGTATGGTTTCATGTAGAAGATCCTACAGGAATACAACCTGCTATACAAAGTCGGTGCGTTATAAAACGAATTCCAACTGATATTCACATAGCACAAATAAAAACTTTGGAATAAATAATGGCGCGTAAAACTTTGCATCGCAAAGCTCGAAAGAATCGTCGCACTCGCAGGGGCGGTGGATATCCGGATAAGCGGCTTGTTATACGTATACCAGAGATGAACCCTAAGAATGCACAAACAATCAAAAAGAAGATTATGGATACGGATTTTTTCCAAGAGTCGTTGAGTGAAATACCGGGTCTGGCATTAAAGGTATTTCCTAGCGAGAAGCTTATACTTGTAGTCATTCCAGATCCAAAGGGAAGGGCGGGACCCCAATTTGATGCAGATGATATGCTTGAAGTATTCGAGGAATTGGAGGATCTAACATTTGAAGTCGTTGAGTATCCTTCTGGTCTTGGAAAACGTCCCGTAAATCGGACCAATCTAGCACCATACAATCAGTATTACCATAAGGTCCATGGTCCTCTTGGCACCGACAACAATCCGAGATCCAAAAAAGTTACTAGGTCTGATTCTACTGATGAAAGTATGACTTAAAACGAATATTCAGATAACAAACAAGTAAAAGTATAATGAAGGTTGACGTCTATACAGATGGTGGTTGTAATAACAACGGTAAAAAGAATGCCCAAGCCTCATACGCTTACTATTTTCCAGATCATAAGGCACTTTCGTTTGCTGCGAGAGTCCCTGATGACCAACCCCAAACAAACAACCGCGGAGAACTTACTGGAATTCTTGAAGCCGTCAAAAAAGCCCAGACATCGTTCCCTCCTGAAGAGATTGACTTGCATATTTACACAGATTCTGACTACTCCAAAAACTGCCTTACAAAATGGTTGACTGGATGGATGGCAAGGGGATGGAAAACTGCTACAGGAACGGATGTAATAAATCGCGATTTAATTGAGAATATTTCAGGAAGGTTTCTGATGTTTCAATCGTATACAATCACACACGTTCGTGCACATACAGGTGGTGATGATGAACAAAGTCGTAATAATCATATTGTTGATCGTATGGCGTCTCGCGTATTAAATCCCGAAGAGACAAAAATTATACATGCTACTGGAGTATCAAACGTAAAAGGACCGCTACAAGTTATGGGTCCAGCAGTTACTGAAACTGAATTATATGGATGGTGTATGGAAAATCTGAAAGAATTGGACGCTTCAGCTTTGAAGAGTGCAATTCTAAGTGCATATACGAAAACTATGAAACAAAACGGATATGATGTTATTAAACAGAAACTTCATAGGACAACAGAGTATCGTTTAAATAATACCAATCTAACTATAGATAAAATATGATCGTAGCATATCACTTTTGGTCGCCGACTTGTGGACCTTGTAAGGTTATTAAGCCTGCTATTGAAGATTTGAAGGAAGAATTTCCACAGGTTTCTTGGGTTACAGTAAATACACATGATGATGAACTAAATCTAGCAAAGCGACTAGACGTTTCAGTTGTACCTACAATTGTAGTTGTAGCAGAGAAGAATGGAGAAATTGTATATAAGGAAAAACATTCAGGTACTGCTATGGCTTCTTATTATCGTATTTTGCGAAACGCAGTTCGTCAAGCGTAGGGGAGAAGATTAGGGCTAGCCGCATCAGTGGAGAACCATGCACCTAATCCAAACGAAATTCCTAAAGCAGTAGCCAAAAGGTCATTAAACAACGGAGAAGAAAACAGACCCACGCTAGGAGAACCAGATAGGGTTTGAGCCAACATAGTTAGAATAAATGTAAGTACAGTTACGATTGCCATAAAGGGATTCTTATCTGCATTTTTGACTAAATAATCAAAATGGTAGTATGTCAGAACAGAAGCAGACGAAGCGGTCCACATAGGAGTAAAATTAGGATGCCCAAAGAATCCGAGTATATATTGAATTAGTAAAGTTATTATGATAGTATGGACTGCAACTAAAGAAGCGATACTATACCGGAACTGTAGAGTAAACATATCCATTACGAACCCCCAAGCAAGAATCGTATAAGGTAAAAAGCTGAATATTTTGGCTATAAGACCAACAATACCACCTACAACAGCTCCTCCTACACCACCGAATAGAATGGCTACTAGAATGACTCCTAGAAATAACAAAGAACTATATAGAGCAGCATAGCCAGGACCATACGCTGACATCTTTATCATTTCAATAAGAATATAAACTTAATACAAATGGCCGATCCTGCTCCGGCAAATACACCTGATCCGACTGTAGGTACTCCAGCAACTATTGATGTAGCCGCATCACTAAATTCATTGATGCCAGGACAACAAAAAGTCCCACCAAAAGTACCAGACACCCCTCCCCCGCCAGCTGAAGGACCAGTTATTGTAACACCAAATCCTCCTACCGATACAACTCCTCCTCCTGGTGACAATGGAGCCCCTCTCGCACGTCCCCCTCATATTCCTCCACCAAAAAAGCCATTTTCGTTTCAAGATGTTTTTATTAATATTTTATTTTTAGTTCTTTGTGTTATTGGCGGTTACTATGGATGGATAATGGGTCAGGAATATGGTCGTAGTTATTTATTATACGTTCAATCCTATGGTCCTTGGATTCGTAGTTGGATAACAAGTCGGCATGTTCCTACGAAATAACACGGCGATCGCGTACATCCCACTCTTCATTCTTCCAAACACTTTCCTCTTCCTTTTGTTGTGCGTCTTGCTCACGCTTAATCTCTCGCTCATTCTTCTCTTCAATTGAAAGCTCGGGGCGATACTTTGTGCGATCAACCAGCGTCCATTCATCACGAACTGACTCTGGCTTCTCCTCATAGTCACGGTAAATCGGACCCTCGTAGTAAGTGCGACGAAACTCACCAACAAACCCGAAATTGCTATTCAAAGCTTCACGGCGTTCAAGTTCCTTTTGCATTTCATTTCGGTACTTCTGTTCCTCTTCCTGCTCGGTGGTCTGTTTATTCCATTCAGTAGCAAGAGATGAAAATGTTTTGGTCCATGTCTTGTTTACAGGTTTCGGAGATCCCAGTACGGGGAAATCCTCGGGAATCTTGTCAAGCTTCTTGTGCGGAGCCTTGTACATTTTGTTACTATACTCCACTTTCAAAAACCAAATTCGTTTTCGGGAAAAACGAACTTAAATCATCAGTACTAGAAATAGTAAAGATGTATGGGGTAAGCATTGCCTTGAATGGGGCTATTTCTGAGTTTCAAATTCCACCAAAGACAAAAGATGTACTTGAATGGATTCGTAAGAAAAATCGTGGTATTGTATTCCAAGGAAAACTACAAGATCCATCAAAAGAAACACGTATGCTAAGTATCTTTGCTTCTATTTCTGAGGATGATGAAGTTGTGAATACTCATATGCTTCCATCTCCATTTGATGAGGAAGTATACAATAGTGTAATTATTGTTCTTGCGAGTGAAAACGATGAAGATGATTCGTATCTTCCTTCTATATCATCCTATTCACCTCTACGTTCTCACGAATATGAAACACTTTATCAAGAATGGACGTTTGCGAATGATGAAGATGAAGAGATGCCTGATGAAGATGAGGATGTAGAACCTGAGATCTTTGAGGAACCTGAGGAAGACATCGTAGTTCGTCCAGCACCAAAGCCAGTTACACAGGTTGCTATGCGTAATGTATTTGTAGATTGTGCGATTCGTGAAAAGATTATTGACAATTTTGAGATTCTATTTAAATCAAAAGATATGGCTGTAGAGTTTGAGAAACATATGCTTCAAAATGTAGTAGATATGGCAAAAAAAGATAACTATGAAGTAGATTGGTCAAATCGTACTTTCTGGAATATGTATCGCAATCGTGCAATTTCACTCTATGAAAATATCAATCCATCAAGTTATGTGAAAAATGACCAAAATCTTCTTGAGAAAATTCAGAATGGACTTTCACTAAAAATCGTAGCAGAAATGACTCCTATTGATCTATGTCCTTCACGTTGGAAATCTGCTATTGAAAGGATTATTGAAACTGAGAAGAAACTATATACTTCAAAGAACGCTTCAATGTTTATGTGGTGTTCTCAGTGTAAGAAGAAAGCAAAGTGTGATTATTATCAACTTCAGACAAGGTCAGCAGATGAACCTATGACTACATTCGTAACATGTTTGGAGTGTACGAAGAAGTGGAAATTCTAAACTATATATAATGTGGAAGTATGAATCTCCTCCTTTTGATGAAAAAGATAGAAAACTTCTAAAATACCTTGAAAAGCGTACCAATAAAAAAACAGCACTAAATACTGTTCGTATACTAAATTTACATAAATTTTTGGTTTCACAGAATTTCAAATCAGCAAAAGAAGTACAAGAAAGCGCATATCGTGGAAAAACTCCTATATTCACTCCAAAACAATCAAAAGAAATTTTTCATTTACTAAAGAAGTCTGGTGGTTCACACGGTGGAAGTTCCGAAAGCGCTCTAATTTTAGACAAAGGTGTTCGTATTCTTATTACATATATTCAAAGTTGGCTACCCGATATGATTACAGGACCTATAAATGGCGCGTATGAATATATTACAATTATCAAAACATTAAAGCAATCACCCGAATATGGGCCATTGGTTGAAATAGGGCTTAGTACTGCTTCCAATGCTATCAAAACTACAATGGTTACTGTAGATGATGTAGCGACAAGTGCTGCGGGGCCATTTGGATTAGTTGTTGAGGCAGGTACAGGAATCGCTGGGCTTTTGGTTGTAGCAAGTCATATTATGGCTGATGAATTGGGTGAAGCTACATTGGCTGCATTTCTTGCCATACCTGTAATTGGCCCTCCATTATATGATATCGCCCAATCAACTGGACGTGTGTTACATAAGGCAGCCGAAAGACGTAGTGAAATTGTTGATTCAACACGTGGATTTCTAGGTGACGGATGGGCTGAAACGGCAGACTCATATCTTCCAAGTCTGGATGGATTAGAGGAAACTACAAAAGATGCAGATGAAATAGAGAAAAAAGGAGCAAAACGATTTTCAACTAGAAGACGTAAACCATCTAAATGGAAGCGGTCGGTTCGTCGGTAAAAAGCTGGGTGGAACTAGATAATGAAGAAAAAGCTTTGCGTCTTCGGATTGCTGAAATCAAAAAACTAAAAACTGAAATGAATGGTTCTATTTTGACATTTATGCGTGAGAATGAAGTTGATAATTTCAATTTGGAAGAAAGTGGTAGTATGACACGATCTACTCGCACAACTCGTCCTCCGCTAAAGCGATCAGAACTACGAACACAACTTTTGCTATTCTTTCCCGATCAACAGGATAAAGTTGTAGAGTTTTTGAAATTTATTGAAGGTGAACCAACACAAAAAGAAGTCATTACTCGTCGTGTTCCTAGAAAGAAGGCTTAATTGTCTCCAAAGCTCTTTTTGATACAACATTCAAATTTGACCAGATTTCTTGCAATTCATCCCAATTCCTTAATTCCATCTCAAACAATTCACCATAATACATATTTGTGCGCGACGCAATAGTCATACACAATTTTGTAGGTTCATGAAAATGTAACATATACAAATCACGCATATGAATTACCATATTCATATCACGAAACGCACTACGATTCTCAAAAGGCATAACTTCTTCATTGAATTCACGAATTGCTGTATCTAAAGATGATTCGTCTACAGATTCTTTAGCTCCTTTTACAATCCCATACCGAAATCCTCTATCCAAATACCGAAATCTTGCTCTTGTATGTCCTGGATAAATATCTGGTGTATCAAATTGAATACGCATACCATATTGTTGACTTAATGACTTACAAGTCTTGGTATAGTATGCCATATAATCACCTGGAAGATTGAATGTTTCATACTTTTTCATTTCAGGTCGAATATCTCTTAGAAACATTGACTCTTTTCCAATAAGAAACTTAATATCATGATTGACTTTTGCTGTTACAATTACAATCGCCATTTTGCTAAAGCTTCACGAGCAGCCCATTGTTCTGCCTGTTTCTTTGTTGATGCCTTACCTGTTCCTAGAATATTCGTTGAGTCCATTACATTCATCGTGTAAAGTCCGTTTTCAAATGAAACCATCTGATAGTTTGGTGTAGTATGATGAATAGATTGAAATACTTTCTGAAACTGTTCTTTGAAATTACGATTATTCATCAAAATCTTAGGTATGTCAATATACATTTCAATCATAGCAACAATAAATCCCGATACAAGTTTGAAATCATTATCTGAATCAGTCCACAAAGCACCAATAAAAGCTTCAAAGATATCACCAAGTTTTTTCAGATTGGTACGTCCCATACAAATATCTTCATTATGTCTTGAAATGATATAGAAAGCGTCCAAACCAATTTTCTGAGATAATTGACCTAACATTTCATTACAAACAATCTCTTTCTTGAGATCGGTTAGAAATCCTTCTTGTTCTTCAGGAAATCGAGTCATAAGATATGTTGCGGTAACAGCGCCCAAAACAGAATCTCCCAAATGTTCAAGACGTTCATATGAATCATCAAATAAGTCAAGACAATCTGCGGGCTTCGGTGATAGCTGTGTGGTTTCTCCTGTTGGTGTTGTATACTCTTTACGCTTCACATATGAAGAATGGACCATTGCAGTCTGGAAAATGTTTGCATGACGAACTTTGAAAGCACATTTGTGTCTTGAAAGAACTTTTTCAACATCTTCTACTCCAAATACTCGATTATTGGGATTGAATGGATTGTACGCCATCTTACTTACGATTACGACGAGTTTTCCGAGTCCGTTTCCGACGAGCAGCAGATTGGACTGGGGCAAGTGATGGTGCGGATGCCCCTGGAGAAGTTACAGTGAGTTCTTGCTGTACTGCTCCGTTGAGTTTTGACCAATTTGTAAGAAAGTTCGCTGCGTGATCGGGGTGATTGGTCTTAAGAGAACGCAAAGCAGTGCGTAGACCTTCCTCTAGCTTCGGCTCGTACTGTTCAACGAGTGCGGGTAGTTTAGAAGTTACAGTGTTGAGAATAAATGCCATTTACTTATGCTTACGATTTTTTCTAGACTTCGTATGGTTTTTACGATTTTTACGGACACGATATGTTCTTCCTCTTCCTTGTGGTGAAGGGGCTCGTTCTGCAGTTCGTATAGTATCTGTTGTTGCTACTGATGTTTCCGATGTTTCTCCTTGTCTTAATTTATCAAGAATTCTTAAGAAT